CGGTTGACCGTCAACAAGGTGGACTATATATTATATCAGACCTTTGTCATTATATCGCCTCAAATAAATCTCTAACCAAAATGAATCTCGTCAGAGAATCGTTTGGTAGAAAACCAAAATCAAGTAACTAAACATGGAAAGTATAGAGAAGCACATCGAGAAGGACAAAGAAATTCTTCAAGACCCTACAACTAATCCTCAAATGCGCCGACATATTGAGGGTGAACTACATGAGCTAGAGGAATATGTAGAGCATCATAAGAAAGAAATTGATAATGGTGATCATCACGATCCAACATACTTAGAACTTTACTGTGATCAGAATCCATCTGAACCAGAATGCTTGATTTATGACGACTGATGGAAGGAGGATCTTTATTTAACCCAGGATTTTTAGGTTCCAGTTTTCTCTGGTGGATAGGTCAGATTGCTGACGATGCCACCTGGAGAGATAACATCCTGCCAGGTCCTCATAAAGATACCAAAAAACCTGACGGATGGGGAAGAAGATATAAGGTAAGAATCATCGGTCTTCATGATCAAGGTGAAGAAGAGATTGATTCCAACGATCTGCCCTGGGCGCAGATAATGTATCCCGTGACTGGTGGTGGTGGTCAAACATCTGCATCTCAAACCTCTGCCTTAAGACAAGGTATGATGGTATTTGGTTTCTTCCTTGATGGACAAGAACAGCAGATACCAGTTATCATGGGTGTGCTTGGACATAATGTCCAGGTCCCACTATCTGCAAAGGTTGGTGACAATAGAGTTACTAATAATACTCCTGGTCCTCTTGCAACTAGTGGATATGCAGAGGGTAGAAATCCACCTCCAAATGTACCAGCTGAGGGTGGTCCTAATCCAGTTGTCCCTGATGATGATCTTAAGATTACAAAACCTAAATCAGAGGCACAGCAACAGGAAGAGGCAGAACCATCCCCTGGTGCTCAACTTAACAAGTATGGTTTAGATCCCAGTAAACCTCTTTCTAAAGAGCAATTTGCTGATATGCGAAGTGCAATTGCAGAGGCAGAGGCACTTGGATATGAAAAAGGTAGTGCAGAATATGAGGATCTAAAACAGAAAAGAGTTGCTGAGGGCATTCGCAACCGTAAGAAAGCAGCAAACTCTCCTGTTGCACCAGTTCAACCTGGACCCACACTTGAGGGTGTTGATGACGTAACTGTTATTTCTTCTGCCGATACAAAAAGAAATGATCATTACCGTCAGAAGAAGGTGATGTTGAGTGTTTGTAGTTTTCCACAATCAAACTCAAAAGGATTGCAAACAGTGCTTGACAATCTTGTCAAGAAAATAGAAAAATATGTTAACACATTTCAAAGTTATATTGATCAGGTATCAAACACGATAGAAGATATTCAGCAGGTTATGAAAAATGCTGCGTCTGAGATCGCTAAGTACATCAAACCTATGCTTGATAAAGTTATGGAGTTCGTGAGTAAGAAACTAAATGAAGGACTTACGACTGTGGTTGCTGCCCTTCCTTCCAGTTTGCGATATCAGTTTGCAGACATGAAAAAAATTCTGACTGAATTAATTCTTTGTATGTATAATAAAATAACTCAAAAACTTGATGGTTTAATTGGGGCAGTTCTTGACAAAGCACTTAATCTTGCTGGACTTGAAAATAAGGCAAAGGCAGCTGCTGCCAATTCAAACGGTGATGATGATTTATATCGAAGATTGGCACCTAAAGTTCCACCTTGTTATGCAGAGGACATTACAGCACAAGTCTTTTCCGTGGCAGCACCTGAAATCAACGAGGCAAACAATTCACTCGTTGAAAACCTTGACATTTTCTTAGATGACATTCAGAAACAACTTGCAGGTGTCAGTGGGGCACTTGATGGACTCATTAATAAGATTCCAAATATTTCTGGTAGTCTTACCGCAGCATTTGGATTTGAGAATATAAAAATGAATTTATTTGGTTGTGAATTAGAACCTAACTGTCCCGTTGATGATTACTATACTATTCAAGGTGGTGGTGCAGGTCAACCGGATGCTAAACTACCTAGTGATAAAGCAGTTGAGAACGCAGCAGCAGCACAAGATCCTGACGAGGTTGCCAAACCTAAAGATGATATTGGATATATTCAACCAACTAGCGGTCAGCAAGATACCAGACCTAGTGGATCTGATCCGATAAGTGCAGAACTTGAAGCAGAACTTGAAAGATCTCAAGCGGGAGATAGATCCGGTCTGGATGACGCTCTCGAAATTTTAGGATAAATACCTTCATGAAGATTACCAAAGTATAATAAGGGAATGTCATTTAATATCTTCGGTGCTGCCACTATCTCTGATATCAAGGTCGGATATATTTCGACTGATAGAGGTTATGTTGATGGCATCAGCAGATATGAAGCTAATCAATATGCTGCTTTAAATCCTGGCACTCAGTTTATTTTTAAAAATAGAGATCTGATTAGATATCTTAACATTAATGAGGTAAATAAGTTAACAGTTGATGATCTCTTACCAAATAGAATACCTACAAACGGGTGTGATGAAGAGAGAAAAAATACTTTTGGATTAGATATTTACAATCCAGATGGATCCCTTAAACAAGACGCGACCGAAACTCCAGGCACTCCAAGAGTTTATATTAATGGTGGTGGAGGAGTAGGAGCAGCAGCGAATCCAGTCATCGGTTCAGATGGATCACTTCTTGCTGTTGACGTTGTAGAAGGTGGGTATGGATATAGATTTCCACCTCAAATTGATATCGTTGACCTTGAGGGACTAGGTTCTGGAGCGGTAGCTATAGCAAGTCTTTGTCCACCCGATAGAGTAGGGACACTTCAGACTTTTGAAAATGAAGAGGACTTTGAAGAGTATGATTTACAGACAGGTGCTCCTCCTACAGTCAGTTTTGGAAGAAGAGTTGGTGCTGATGGTGAGGATATTGGTGAGTGGGATCCATCTCTTTACGCATCTCTTAAAGTTGACCCAATAAAAAGAGAGATTATTGCATATCAATCATTTTTAGATAGTATTAAAAATGGATGGTGGAATTCAAGAAAAGCAAGACCTATTGAAATTATTGCTAACGATAAGAAGGGTAATGTAAAATATGACGTTCAACACTGGGCATGGGGTGGTTCAAGAGAAGTAAATAAAATTGTCACTAAAAAAGAAAACTTTAGAGAAGTAGAGTTTAAAGTTTTTACTGCTGGTGGTCAAGACAGAGGTTTAATGTTCACCTTTGTTGAGAAGAATGGTGATCATAGATTTAAAATCAAAGCAGATAGTTTTCCAAATAAAGCTAAGGGTCAAAAGGTAAAAATAAAAGTAAAAGCAAACTCAGTTTACACCGTTAACGCTTCAGGAAGATTTAGAGGTAAAGGTGTAGAGCAGGGATTGTTGAAAAATTTTGGTGCAAATGCAAGAGAACTTGATAAGAAGTTTACTGACGGCACTAAAATATTTGCAGATTTCATAAAAAGTGCAAACGATAATGATGATCTACAGATTGAAGCAACCAGGGGTAAATTTAAATCAAAACAAATAAAAGGTTCAGGCAGAAGTACTTTTGAGTTAACCTATCAAGTTGTTGACTCTGGTGAATTTAATGTAAAAGAAAAAACTAAGGTTGTTAAAAAAATTGACGACTCCTTCATGAATAGTTTTGCAATCTCTCCAGTTCCACCATCTGATGTGCCTGGTAGTGATTTTGCAGGTATTCAATATTCATTCATCTATGAAGAAAACTTTCCATATGATGGTGAGTATATCTTTAAAGCGATGGCGGATAATCTTGGTGAAGTATATGTTGACAACGAATCAATATTTCAGTTCAGAAGATTTAAGGGTGGACCAGATGTAGTTAAGAAATTCATCAAAGCAGGTGTTCACAAAATTAGATGTGATTTGTATAATGTTCCCATTAAAGAAAAGATTAAACGGGTTCAACCATCTCAACAACCTGCAAATGAAGAGTTGTTGATTGACTATAGAAATCTTCATCCAGCAAATAAAAAAATTAATGTATCCTCTGATGGAACGTTGATTAAACTTAGAGATGGTGACGGTAAAGACACTAATTCCTCGCTTAGAATTATTAGTTCCGATGTTAATGCAAGATTTTCTAAAGATGGTAGAAGATTAATTTATGACACAACTAAAGATGGAACAATCAAAGTAAGATTTGAATGGAATGATAATCCCAGAACGGCAGGTCTTGCTGTAGAAAGAATCAGAATCGGTAATAGACTTCTTGGATCAAATAGAAACATTAAGAGCAAGAAATCTGGAAGAGATACCGACCCCATCACC